TAGGAGGAGTGTGTGACACTATTCTTCTTCGCCTACTTTATCTACATCTTTTAATTCTATCTCTCCATTAGCCAACTTAATAGCTTGTAACATCTGTTCATTATAATCTTCTACAAATTGTGTAGCTAGTTGGTTAACTTTAAGTGGATTGTGAGTGTTAAGTTTAAGTGATGTCCATGATACTTCTTGACCACCGCATGCGTTAGCCATAGCGATAGCCCACTTCTTCATTTCCTTCTTTTCTGTAAAAATGTTTGGCACGTCTTAGTCTCCTCCGCGTTCGCCGCGTACAAACACATAGTGAATAACATTATTCCAATTCTCAAACTCGTATATGTATAGATCGTTAGCTTTGAGATACTTTTGTAGCTCTACCGTACTATCTATATATACAGGTTTACCATTTCTTGCAACGATAAAACCTTTGCCAGTTTTTGCAACTGACTGTTTAAGTTCGGATAACATAAAGTCATCACTTGTCAGTATATCAGTCATTATACCTCCCATTATAATTGTAGTACATAATTACAGGGTAATACAAAATTTCTTATTTAGCAACGACAAACCCAAAAATGAATTAAAAGGTTTGCCGTCAAGGGCAAGGGTAAAGGAGGAAACCCCACGCCAATGAAAAAGTAGTTGACATTAATTATAGCATACGGTATATTGGTCTAGTAGATAACACTTCGATGTTGTCTCCTTCCCAATTAAAAGAGACCACTCCTGCGAGGGTGGTCTTTTTTTATACTATCTCTAAATTATTATGACCATTCTTATTGACAACCATAGTCACAACACCTTGCCTAGTTTTCTTACCTGCTTGCTGTTCAAAGTAAGTACTCTCATCTAAGCTAGGTACTTGTATCCAGGTGCGTGGATCATGCACTTGTCTAAAATGATGGTAATGTCCTGTCACCAATATAGACGATGATCCTGAATGAAACCCACCAAACGTTTGGTTCTTCCACCAGTTCATCACCTTTGTCTCTACTGTCCCACCGAAACCCGTAAGATGTCCATGAGTAAAGCTCATGTTCGTACCACATACGTTTAGCGATAAGTGAGGTTCATCAGGTATGACAAACTTTATATGGTCGTACTGTGGTTTGTCAGCAAAGATTTCTCCTATTTGTTCAAAGACTTCTATGTCATAGTTGTCCATACCACCTGTTGGTGCTACACCTTTATCAGTACGTTTTTCTCCATGATTTCCAGGAACTGCACCTACTACTACAACATCAAAATCTTTAGACCATTCAACTAATGCTTTAGCAATAAGTCTTCTAGCTAACTTCATTTGATTTCTATAGTCTAACTCTACGCCATTAGGTCCCATTGCTTGCGGGTAAAATCCTACGCACCCTTCGACTATATCCCCTAATCCTACAACAGTAAGTTGATCCATCTCTACTCCTGCTTTACGTAAGAAGTTGTATCTATCACGTACAAGATCTATCTTTTCTAAGAACCGCTCAACTATAAGTTCAGTACCTCCGCCATCTCTTTTGCCTAACTGCAAGTCTGCAACTGCAACAAAAAAGCTAGCTTTAGTTTTCTTTACTTTAGGTTTAGCTTTACGCTTGTAAGACTGTATCCATTTTTCTATGCGGGTGTAGTCTTCTTTATCTATCGTTGCTTCTGTTGCAACTATCTGTGCTTTGTATGCCCATGCCTGATGTATTTCTCCCTTACCGACATTCATATCCCATGTACTTACACGCAATGTGTCATTAACTATTGCATATTTTTTAGGATCAAATCCCCATTCTAGTAAGAGTTCATCAAACTCTGGAGTAGAACTACTTGTAGCTCTTGATGTGATGGTTCCAGTTTTAGTTTTATAATCAAACTTTACTCCTGGTTCCCACCCTTTAGGGTGCGCAACACCCTCCTTTGTATTATTGTGTGCTACGTCCTGTTGGGTTTCGGTAAGTTTACTTACCTGCGAGTTGTTTTTTTGCATACTCTTTTAACACTACTATTACCGCACCGCCACCTGCAATTGCTGCAGCTTCAAGTGTTGTAATCTCAAGGTCTATTGCAGGTCCAACCAACAAAGCAGAACCGAATGCTTCGATGAATGTCCATACAACTTTTTCAACAAGTTGCTTTAGTTCGTCACTCATATTACTCCAATCTATATAATAGGTTTTCCTCTAAGTTTACTGTCAATGCGTGTCACTTTTTCATGAATCGCATGTAACATTTGCTTATCAGAACTTTGTTCAGTTTCAGTCGCACCATCAAGATTGATCTTACTGACCTCTAACTCTACTGGTTTACCTTGTAGTAATACTGCAGATACTTTTCTATACATACGTTCATACGCATTACGAGACTGACCGATCATACCGTCTTTACCTAAGTCAAGATCTTGTTGAGTATTTCCTGTCAATATACAACCCGAAGTATGCTCATCGGTGTTGCCTGAATGGATTAGAATGTATTTAAAGTCGGGTACATCTTGTAGTTCAAGCATACCGTAGTGTGCATTCTTATAACGTGCGCTGTATTTAGTGTGAAATCCACCAACTTTTCTGAATTTAATTTGATAAGTACCCTCTGGTATGCAAGTTTCGTGCATTACTTTTACTGCTTGGTACTGGTCTTCTAGTGTGTAGCATTCAAACTTACCGTCAATGAACATCATTCCATTGGTAGCGTCAATGCCAAACTGTGTTCTAACAACTTGTATCTTCATTCAGTCTCCCTGTTTATCTTAGTATAGTCTAAACAATCAGGGTTTGTACAGTATAATTTATAAGGTTTTACCTGTACTTTAAGTGGTTGTCCGCATTTAGGACAAGATACTTTCAAATTACTTCGTATTAATTTTGGATAAAGTTTTAGCACCAGAATAATAACCAGCGGGGTAGGTGGGACAAACAGCTTGTATAGTGCCATCATTGAGTTCTAACACCAATCCATCAAAGTTTTTAGAAGTCATATATTCTTCTGCGTCCTCTTGGCAACAAAATGGTTTTGAACATCTTGTAATGTCCCATACGGGTTTACTTTTTTTTGCCATGACTACTTAGTCATTTTTTTCTTACGTTTAGAAGAATATCTTTTTTTCTTTCCAGTTTTACTGTAAGGCATTATCTGCTAACTTTCTTTTTATTTGTACCTGGTTTATCTTTACGTATACCTATAGTCAGTAACCATAAACCTAGTGATATTAGTATAGCAATACCAACTATGTCCTTAGCTGTACCAGTAAGGGTTAGCCATGCTATAAAAAAACCTAGTAACGTAAAGGTTTGTGCCAAAGTTTCTTTAAGGATCTCTCCTACCCAATTAATAAATTTCTTTATGTATTTCATGTTCTTCTTATTCTAACGGGTACCGCCGAGACACTAGCTATAATTTGCGAAGCTATGATCACTGGTACTACAACTTCTTGTGCTTTTTCTTTTTGATCATCTGTCATATCATTACCTATAGAAGTAAGATCTATGTCTTGTACTTGTATATCTATAAAAGAACCTATAGGATCTGCTAAGAATTGTTCTGTTTGTACTTCTGTAACTACATCAGCGAGTGTATAGTCTTCAACATCTTTATTTTCTACAGCTTTAGCAACATATACTTCTACTGCTTCTGCTACCGCTTCGTCATTCTTGACTGCTTCTGCAACAATAGCAACGTCTTCTGCTTTATCTAAATTTAAAACTTCTGCAACAGTCTCTACCTGTTCTTCTGTTAGTACCTGTACATTAGCAATAGCTTTTTCAACAACAGCTTGGACAACATCTTGTACTTCCTGCGTAGCTTGGTCAAGGTTTTGTACTCCAACATCATTTACTTCCTCTAAGACTTCAACAACTTCTTCTTCGGTAAGGTCTTGTACATACTCTTGTATTGCTTCTTGTTTAGCTTCTTCATACTCCTCCTCTGGTATGTCGTCTTCTATAATAGGTACATTCACAATGTCTTCTATTTGTGAAATCTCCTCTGCTATTTGTTCTTCTGTTAACTCGGTTACTCCTACAGGTTCTTTAACTTCTTCTTTAATTTCTTTTTCTGACTTGAAGTCATCTTTAGGTATTTCTTTGTCCAACTCATCTTCTACTACTTCATCTTGTATTGGTATCTCCACCACGTCTTCGGGTGTAATGTCTTCCAAATCAAATTCCACAATCTCGATTTCAATAGGTGGTTCTTTAAAGTCCACCACTTCTTCTTTAAATATTTCCTCTGGGACTGTGTCGAGTATAGGATCATCATCTTTAGGAACGATGTCTTCCACATCTTTTTTATCTTTAACAATATCTTCTTCAACATATAACTCATCTTCTACAATTATAACTTCTTCTTCTACGATCTCAATATCTTTTTTAGGTTCGGGTATATTACAATCTCCACGTTCTATCTGTGCATTAGTCATAAAACAACCGTACTCATTTTCATTATCTATACGTTCTTGATCTCTCTCTATGGTCCCATCGTTAACGTCTGCTTGTGTATAGGTCTTATCAACACCTTCTACTTTTACATCAACAATAATTTCTTCAGGTGTTGGCGGTGGTGGAAGCGGAGGTGGAGGTGGTGCAACATAAACAGTTGTAGTTGGTGCTACATATTGTGTAGTTTCAAAGTTATTACTATCACTATCTGTACAGCTTTCTCCATTTTCTATGTCACCACATACACTAAATGTCCAATAAAAAGTTCCTGTTTGTATGTTTGTGTAATCTAATGTGTATGTTCTAGCAGTAGTATCTGTAATGATTACCCTATCCCAAATAGAATTATCATAGCTGTAGTTAATGTGAAATTGGTTTACTACAGTATTCCCATCTGTATATTCCCATGCAAAATAAACATCTTTACCCTGATAGTTTACCGACACATTTGTTGCGTCATTAGGTACAGCAGGTGGAACAGTAGTAGTTGTAGTAGGAGTAGAACCATAGTCACAATCAATACTTACAATAGAAGTCCACTCTGAATAACTTTGATCTGTGTCATTATCAGATCGGACTTTTGCATAGAACGTATCTGCTGTTGTACCAAATACATTTTCTCTATAGCTAGCAGTAAAGACATAGCTCTTATATGACAAAGCAGTCTCCCAACCAGGAGTACTTGCAACTGCATAATTACTTTCTACAAAGTTATCATTACTAAATGCTATAGCATATCGTTCAGGCGGACTAGATTCAAAACCATCACTCTCTTGCCATGTAACAGTTACATCTCCTTTAGTTGTGTCTCCATCACTATCGCATGCAATAGATATACCATAAGGTGTTTGTGTAGGTACATGATCTGCGAATGCAGGAATAGGTACTATAAGAAAAAGTACGATACATATACGTACTAGACTATTAAATTTATATAACACGGAACTTACTTAGTTCCGCAACAACCACCACCGCAACATTCGGACATGTTAAAATTCCTTCCCATTCATATCGTTATGTGTTTTACTATCAAGAATACCGAACGCTTGATTCACTTCTTCGTAAGTCAATTGTCCGTCATTTAAATATTTTCTAGCTAAGATCTCTAACACATTAGCTACACCGAGTAATCCTGCAAGTAACGCAGAACTGATTACATCTATACCTACAAGACTGCCTGCGCCTATAACACTTAATGCTTGTGCTATGAAGACAGCTATCATACGTTTAGATATATTCCAATACAATGTGTAACCTTCCATTACATTACAAAACTACCAAAAATTAATATAACTGTGGCAACTAATCCTATTACTTTATAAAATTCTGATTTATCTAACTTCTCATCTAGCTTTTTATCAATGTCATCTAATTTATCAAAGATCATTTTGTTCAATTCTTTTTGGGTAAAGCCATTGGAAGTACTCATTAGGGTAGATCATCGCGGGATAAAAGATCCCATTCCTTTTCATACATACGATTATCTAGGTCCCATTTACTTATTCTTTTAATAAATTGTAGAGTTTCTTTTAAAAAATAACCTAGTAAAAATCCTATCAAATAATCCATAAAGGATATTATAACAGGCGGTTAGGATCCGATACCGTAAAGTGTAAAGCGACCTGCAGTAAAGTTGTTACTGCCTTCTACTTCAAACTCTAAACCTTTGTGTATTGCTGCAGTCGTATTAAAAAAACCACCAGTTTCACATGACATTTCAGCACTAGTATTTTGAAATATTATATCCATCATGCCAGAAGATAATTTACTAGCGTCATTAAAATCTTGTAACAATATTTCACAGTTAAAACTTGCACCTGAACCACCAACAGTATTTGTTTGTCCAATTTCTATATCATCAGCACCAGTAGCTTTTACAGTTGTTTCTGTACTTATTGTACTTACTGATGACCTTTGAAAAGAGTAAGAATAATTTGTTGTTACTTGTGCGTTAGATGAATCTAAATAGTGCATGTGTATTTCTTGTGGAGAGTCTATCTCTACTCCCGTTATAATAACAGTATAGCTATCGTAACTATTGTTCCAACTAGCACCACCTAGTACTACTGACTGTACATTACTTGTAACTTCTACTGACTGTATTAATTCTAATTTGTTTGCACTCATGTATGTTTTACTCCGTACACTGCTGCGTGTATTTCACTAAACGAACTTGCAGTTTCTATTTTTAAACCACCTGCGGCAGTTAATGTCTTGACCATTGTACCTACTTTGTTGTAACCTGATTCGCTATTGCAAGCTGCCCAAATATATTTATACACTGTTGTACTTCGTGGATTAAAAACTTTAAGATGTGCTTGTACGTTATGTGCAGTTCCACCAGTTACTGTTATTAAATCGCTGCTACTTTGGTCAGAGTTTACGTTATTGTCTGTAAGTCCTCCTGCAGCGTTTATTTCAAAAGAAGCAAAATCGTAGTTGCTTGCACCTAGTTCTGCATTAGAGTCATCTAATATTTTGAACGTTGGTCTAGGATTAGCAGCGTCTGCGTCTTGCAAACCTCTAATATGTACGTGATAAAACTCATACGTATCTGTAAAAATTCCATTAAGACTAAGAACACTTTGACTTGTCCCTGTAAAGGTGTTAACTAATTCTAGTTTTCCTGCCATTATTCTGCATATCCATACAATGATAGTCTTGCACCTGCTGCAAAACCATTAGTAGCAGTTGTGTACCAATGTATTTTTTCTACAGCACTTGTATTGTTAAACATAAAGCCACCTATTGATTGCCTACTATTAGCGGCGGTTGCATGTGACGAACTTCTAAACTCCTGAACTTTAGCTAATGTTGTGCTTCCTAAATTATGTATAACATTGTTAATGTTTGTACTTCTTTCTGCGGCAGGATCATCGAATTGTTCTCTTGGCAGATGAAAGTTTGCAGTACTTATACGTGTACTTCTAGCACCAGAACCTGCTTTAATTTGTACAAATGTATTGCTGTATTGGTTACCAGATTCTATGCGTGTACCACCTACAGTGTACTGTATTCTTATTTCGTATTCATTACCATCAGTACCAGACACAGGTAACTCACCAATTATGTGGTGAGTATTGTAAATATCTGTTTGTAAATTAGCAAACTCTATTTCTGCAGTATCACTAGATAAGGTAACGGTTTCTATTAATGTAAGTTTTCCGTTACCGCTAGGAGTATCTGGTAAATCTATAGGAGGACCGTCTATACCTAGTGTGCTACCTTCTTTGAGCATTAATAACATTGACATAATTAAAAGTATAACATTAGTTCAATCCGACAAGGTTACCTAAGTACAAGACAACATCACTGATTTGTGTATCAGATAAGCCATTGCTGTAATACCATATACCATTTACATCAACTGGCGAACGAGCATAACTATTAAATTCAAAACCTTTATTTATAGTCATAGGTCCACTAAAACCTGCGTCACCAGTGTTTACATCTTGTTTAGTAATTTGTGTATTAAGTGTGCCACCACCTATTGCGTTTCTTGCCCTTACTATGTATGCTGCTTCTGATTGAGAACTTGTATTAGATCTAAAACCATGCACATACCAATTACCACCATTTGCTGCTGAACTTAAAGTTGACGCTGTGTTCCCGTCACCATCACCATCTGGTGTTATTTGTGTGTTCATAACTCTACATCGACCATCACCATGTCCTTGATGACCAAAATAACTTACCTTATTATTAGAGTTGTACGCCCTTATAGGCGATCCTTCACCTTCTGAATTACTATTTGAAACACCATCACCCCACCTAGAAATCCAAAATATAGTTGTGTTGCCTGCATTTATCTGTAAATTGGCTATTTCTATACCATCGTTTGTACCATCAAACCTAACTGCAGGAATTGTTACAGCAGTACCTCCTGAATAAGGTACATCTGTTACTGCTGCTGCGTAGGTAGGTGTTCCATCTACTATCTGTGAAGTTGAACCGCCTAAATGATCGTCCCATTGATTGCTTGCAGTATTCCAGGAACTAGCATGATATATGCGTGCAGGATCTGCACCTATGTCTGGTGGTATTAATAAATCTCTGCCACCTGATAAGCCGAATCTACTTGATCCAAATGGCATTTAACTAAAATCTTGTAATGAATTTAGAAGTGGTGTAGCTGCGTCTACAAATAAAAATGTAAGTAAATCTACTTTATTAGCACCAGTGGTCATAGTAAAACCTGCAGCACCTGGTGTCAATGCAGTAACGTTTGATCCTGCATTTACTGTCACAGCATTTATAGCAACAGTTTTATCAGAACTAGCATGTTGTGTTATTTGTAATGTAAATGTAGATACACCTGATGTAGGTACATTTGTAAAATCTATATCTGTAATATTTTCTGTTAGTGTAATTACACCTGTATTACCATTTGCCATATTTATTGCTAAAACACCACTAGTACTTGTTAATGTTTGTTTAGTTTCTTTGTATGCTTTTAATTCTTTGTTACCTACAACCATTGCAGATGTTTCTACCATGTCTTTTACAGCTGCATTTGTAGGTATATGTACGTCATCATCTTGACCTGTGATACCTTCTGACTCTAATGTAAGTGAGTCTGCTGCAAATTGTGATACTGTAATACCACTAAGTGCTGAATTTATTGCAGAACTTTTTATAGTTCCTTTTGTACCAGAACCATAATCTGTGTCAACAAGTAAATCTATTGCTTCCCATATATCTTCAAAGTGTTGTTTAGTTGGTACAATACGTACTTTTGTACTAGGTATATGTGCGAGACCACCTGTTTCTGCAGAACCATCAAGGTATCTGTTTGCAATATCAGAAGTTGTGACACTTGTTGAAGTTATGTTTCCGTCAACGTACACGTACTCTCTTGCTGAAGCGTCATCTGGATCTAAGACCATGTAGAATGGTGCTGTTAATCCTGTTGTAGCTTGTAAATAGAAGGTTAAATCTAATGCGTTTGCTTGACTTGTAAGTGTTGTTTCAAATGCGTTAACATTATGTGCTTCCCATGCACCTCTAGTTGTAGGCATTATTCACCTCCTGGAGGATTGTCTTGTATAGTATTACCTGCAGCTACCCAGTCTTGAACTAAGTTGTACCATATTCCATTTGTTTTAGATATTGGTATACAAGTCTTATCACCATTATTCCATATTATATCAAGAGATACTTGTGTACCGTCATAGTAATAACCTTTTTCTACTTGATTAATTAAAGTAATATCTTCACCCATTTACAACTCCGCGTCCGCTATTATGTAACCGCCATTATTTAAAACCCATGTACCACCATGACCGTCTGGTCCAGATACTTCTGCTCTGAATATACCAGTACCAGATCCTAAACCTGTAGTACCTCCAGACTGTTGGTTAAATCCAGGACTGTTTACTGTAGTAACATCTCCTGATCTTACAAAGTCTTGAGCACCTCCTGCACTTAATGTAGGATTTGTTCTTAATGGTGCCATATAAGGAATGTATGCGTCTATAGCGTCTGATCTAGTAAATGCACCAAAACCTACAATTTGATTAGAACCGTCTGCTATGTATCTTTGATAGTAACGTAAACATTTAGTACGCTCTGTAGCAAAATCTGTTACTACAAAATCACTAGCTTGTGGTCCTCTCTCTAATTGTATTTGTGAAAAATCTGCAGAAGATGTAGCTGCACCTTCAATCATTATTCTTATTTCTAAATAGTGTGTCGTACCTTCATCATCAGTACCTATAGTTTTACCTGATATGCTTGCAGGTGTAAATGAAAATTGTTTTTTAGTCCAACTAGAACTTGTTGTATCTGTACTTATATCTGTAGTTACAGCTGTACTTGGAGATCCACCAGATCCAAAGTTTTGTGAGACTTGTATTTTTATGTTAGGTGTACCTGAAGCTGACTTACAATAAAAACTTAATGTACATTGTGTGCTTGCAAATGTTTCTACACCTTCTATACGTTGTGCTATATAGTCATTGTATCCACTTGATGTACCACTACTTTTAGAAAGTGTTACATAATGTTTTGGATTGTCTGGCACGTCTGTTTGTCCCAATGTAAAATCTTGTTGTGATAAAGTTGTTGTACCTGTACCTGACTTATTTAGTCTCCATCTATCAGCTGTATAACCGTTTGCTGTAAATGATGTACCTCTTTGCCATACAGAGAAATTACCATTTATAATTTTATTTACAACACCGCCACCAAAACCTGTAGCAGTATTACCAGTAGCTAGTTCTATGTCACTGTTAATTGTGATTTTAGCACCTGAATTACGTTCGCCTATAGTGTCTGTTTGTATACCATTATTTGCAAGTATTTGATTTATTACAGTTAACTCATTACCTATTGTTACATCAGTAGGTTGTGATACTGTAAATGTATCTCCTACTAAATTAACATCTATTTCATTTGCTGTACCTTGTACTGTTAATGTTTCAGTATCTAAATCTATAGTACCTGTAGCACTACCATCAGATATGCTTAGGTCATCATCTATATCTTTTGCGTCAACATACGCTTTTGTTGCAGGTTCTTGTGGATTTGTTGGATCAGGTACGTTACTTAGAACCTGATTGTTTACATCTACAGGTCCTATAAACTTTATAGATTCTGCTGTACCACTGCTGTAATCAACATCTACTACTTTACCTATTGCATTCCATAAATCATCAAAGTGTTGTGACATAGGTGATATACGTACACGATCACCAGAGCTATGGTCAATACCAGAACTAGCTGCTGATCCTGCTAAAAATCTATTATCTACTGTTGATGTACTCATTGTTGTAGCAGTAATAGCGCCATCTATAAATATATATTCTCTTTTAGCAGAGTCATCTGGATTTATAACAACGTACACAGGACCTGATCCTGCGAGATTACCAGTAGCGTTAACAGTTAACTGTACGTCTGTTGAGTTAAATACGGCACTCAACGTAGTTTCAAACGCGTTTTCTGTAAATGCTTTTGCTGCTTTTCTAGTATCTGCCATTACGATCCAAACTCATATACACCTAATTCTCCTACACCTAGTACACCTAATGATGTAACTTCATCTAATGTATTTGTTACTTGCTGTCCACGTACTTGTATTGTACAAAATACTGTAGATGAACCTCTCTGTACTATTTCAGTAATAGGCAAAGTTACATTCTCTAGGATACCACGTACGATTAGGTCAGGTCTGAAAACTTTGCATGTTACAGATTTACCTTCTAACCTTTGTAGTGTGTTAAATAATTTAGCACCTGTACCAGGTATTGTTTTTCCTCTTTTACCTGGACGTTCTAATTTATCAGATACGTTAACAGGCATTCTTAATATAACGTCTTCTGGTTCGGGGAATGCACGTACAGCAAATGAATATACTTCTGGTGTTGCGTCTTTTGCAAGATTAGATCTCAAAGTTATTTTTGGAATAAACCATCTAGCAACTACGTTTTGTATAGTTACTTCTTCACCACCGTCACCCTGTTCTATGTTTTGTATAGCAGAGTAATTAGTAGAAGTTGGTACATTTAAATCATTTAGATCGTTACTAAAATCTGTTTGTACACTGACATTATTTTCAATATCGTCAAGATATATTCTTGATCCTACCCATTGTTTAGGTTGTGATGTATAAAAGTCTGCTGATGACATAATCAAATATCCTTCTGATACGTATGTATCTGTTTCTTTTATTAAACCTACACCTGCAACAAGAAAAAACAATCTATCTTTTGCAACAGCTATACCTTGTACTAAACCGCTTGTTGTTGTAGTAAAGTATATATCTCTTGCATAACCTAGAGTTGGTAAAAATATAGAATATAAATCAACTTCTGTTCCGCTATCTATAACGCCAAAATACATTTGATCTCTTGTAGAATAAAATTGAGTTGGCGAATGATCTTGCGTGCTGTCACTTCCAAATTCTTTAATCAGTTGTCTGTTTGCTACGTTGTAAAGAGTTGTATCATTGCTTAATTGACCTCTATAAACTCTACCAACTTTACCACCTGCACCATTAGATTGTGATGTAGAGAAAAATACAATACCATTTGTCTCGTGTATATCTACAATATCTTCGCCCTCTATGTATGTTTGTCCACGTAATACAAGTCCACTTGTTGTGTCATCGACAATTGAATATATATAGCCGCTATCAGAAGCAGCTAAAATTACAGCACCTGCGTCTTCTACAGAAACCCATGTTTCACCTGAAGGTAAATCTTTTATTATACCTGGAGATCCTGAACCGTTTAATTCATGTAAATGACCATCTGTATCTATTGCGAGTATGTAATTCTTTACACTAAATAAACCTGTATAGATATGACCAGAGTGTAAGTTCATATAGTTAGACCAACCACCTGCTATATCATCAGTGTCTAATTTTCTAACAATACTATTACTTCCGTCATTAAGTGAAGCATATAAGATATGCC